AAGTAAATAATATAAAAGGTAAGGTAGGCGAATGCTGAAATTATGATAGCTCCAGCGATGTCGTTTTTATTGAGGTTTTTTAAGTGTTCTCTCATTTTTTTTAATAGTTTAGAATTGCCGAAGAATCCGCTCCGGCTCGGCGTTATTTTTATTTTACTTCTTTAGTATAATTTACTTTTTGTTCAGCAAGTTGAAATAATAATTGATTTTCAGCCATTAATAATCCGAATGAACCGCAATCGTAATATCTTGCGTGTAAACCGTTTACATAAATAGTAACCGAACCAAGTGAAGAAAATTCACGAGTAATTTCTTTTCCTTTGTAATTGTAAGTGTAGCGTGTAATTGTCATTTTTTTAAGTTGTTTAGAATTGTTTACCCTTTTTGTTGAAACAAAGATAACACAATTATCCCAAATAAAAAAAGTTTTTTTTAATTATTTATTTAACGGTAACAAAAAAGCCCCTAGACAATATCCAGAGGCTTTCAGTACACAATTCTAAACCTATTAACTATGAAAAACAATCTAATTTACACAATTTTTCCGTCTTTTATCATAATATTATCTACTCTAGTTTTTCCGTCTTCAATGTAAACTACCGCCATCCCATTATTATGCTGTGCAAAAGGATAGTATTTGGGGCTTAATTGGGTCAAACATCCAGCGGAATAGGTATGAAAGAACTCTTTAAACCCATTCTTTTTAGTAGTGCTAGTCGTTCTATGAACGTGACCAATCAAAGTATTACAAAACGTCTTATTAAACGTGCTTTGGCTTGGGTTCATTCCGCCAGCCATAACTTCGTGACCGTGAAGAATCAATAAATCTGCAAGCTCTATGCCTTGCCAATCGGGCACGTAAGTCATTGCAAGCTTATCTAGTCTAAAGAATTGCTCGAATTGCATCTCATGCAACTGGGCAAACTCCTCCGCCTGCTCGTTTAAATACCTTTGCCATCTATTCTCATGGTTTCCCATCTTATAATAGATAGGAATCAAAGGAAATAAGTCTCTAATCTTTTGCAAGAAGTTACGCCCCATCTCAATTTCTCTAGGAAAGTCACGCAAATCCTTTTCCTTTTCGTGTCTGGATATAGCGTAGAAGTCAAAAATATCTCCATTTAATATCAGGCAATCTATGCCTATTTCTCTTAGGTGTTTAATAGCGCATATAATTGCGCTCATTGAATGATATGGTACGTGAATGTCGGATAGTACACCAACCTTTTTAAAGTCTTCTGTGATGCGAAAGCTAGTATATTCTTTACCTAAGCTTTCTTCAATGCCAAAGTTTTCAACCTCGCTAAAGTCAAACGATTCTATAACAGCGTTCGGTCTATTCTTTTTAAAATGCTCGGAGCGAGATTTAACCGAAATACCCATTCTACTTAAATGTCGATGAAAGTTAGCTTGAGATTCAAAGCCATAGCTTGCAAAGTTTTCTCTTTCAAAGTCTACCCGTGTTAAATTGACTGAGTAGAAATGGTCTTTAATCGCTTGCGCTTTTTTATTTAATTGCATTCAGTCCGAATTTAAGATATACCCAAGCCACTAAAGCTAGGAACTCTATTAACAAAAGCCAAACTACCCACATAGGTACTCGCTCTTTTATAACCTCTTTGTCTCTATACTCAATCCATTTAACCTTTGAGTTTCGATAATTATTCTCTATCTCATTACGCATGGAATCTAAATCGATTTGAGCTTGAATATTGCCACCTACCGAGCGAATTATTACCCGACCCTGTGGAGTTGCTATCTTACTATAAAAGTTTGTTAAAAGTCCAGTAGAATCGCAAGGGCTTACGATTGTTAAAGTATCGTGAAAAGCCTTGTATTTCTCTATCGTTTTCACGGTTTGTATAGTATCGATTCTAACGAGTTCTTTGTACTCGGTTATAGTCTTACTAGGCTTGCACGAAACGAACGCAATACAAGCCAAAAGAATAAGGAATTTTTGCATGATTATGAGAAGTAAAGGTTAGCCTCCGCTTGACGTCTTCTAGTTAATCCTACTAGGACTCGACCGCCTGCCTTATTCCATTTAAGAAACTCGTCCGCTATTGTAACGTCTTTAGGGTTAGCGTTTACCTTTTTGATTAAGGTAGACTTTTGAAGTGCACCCGTGCCTAGATTATAAGCAAAAGAAACCAGTGCATCAAATTGGCTTTGAGATATATCGTCACGGCAAAACGAGTCAACCGCTTTTTCATAAGTAGAAAGTGAGTGTTTAAGAAGCTCTTCGGCTTGTTGCGGTGTTATCTTTGGGTCTTTAAGAGTTACTTTCTTACCGTTCGTATAGTACGTGTTCCCGTACCCAATCGTATTTATACCCCCAGCACATACATAAGGAGTAAGGCTCAAGCCTTCAAACTGCTTTATTAGCTCTAGTCCTTTTTGGCTTAATTTCAATATTTTCATCTAAAAGATTTAGTTTTGATTTAAGAGTAGAATTTTCACTCTTTAGGCTATGTACTTCAGCGGTTAGATGGTCAATCTTTTCGCTTAATTCTTTTACCTTATCGGTCATGTCTTGAGCCATCTCTCGCCAGATTTTAATCGCTGCCTCTGTATTCGACAACTCCCCTCCTTGAATGTCTACATTTTCTTTCTTGCGTGTGCTAAAGTATGTCGCTAATGAAGCTACTAAAGCCGTTAAAATATTTGTGAACCAATCAGGAAGGGAGTGTAACACCGCTAGTCTTTTTTAAGTTTTTGTAAAATTTGCGCCTTTGCAATGATTGCGAAATTCTCGTTATCCTTTACAAAGTTTTTAAAAGTTTCTTGGTCGCTAGAGTCTAAATCTAGTGCCTCGCCTTTGTTAAGAGCTAAAGCCCACTCCCAAAATTTAAGAGCATCGCCTTTAGATTGTTGAACAAGTGAGTTAGCTACTAGCTTACCAGCGTTTGCGTTGTCGATAGACTTACCGTCTAAATCGACTAGGTCAAAGTTTAAATCAATTTTCATTTTTTTTGTTGTTTGTTTCACTATAAACGAAAATCAGATTATTTTGTTTCTAATTACGACCAAGGCAAAGGGTAAGCCACAATAGGAGGATTTAAAAAGTTCTCTATTTGTGCATCCAAGTTCGCCTCTATTGCCTCGCTATCTAAACCAGCCGTAAGCCATCCTTCTACCATTTCCTTCGTCACTTCATCGTAAGGAGTAAAGCTAGCTTCGTGTGGTGCATCTACTGCTAAAGCTCCGTAAGTGTCAGCCGTAAAATCTGCGTCTTGCTTTTGCGCTCTATAATGAATTGTAGAAATTACTTTGTCCATTCCATCAAGAGATGGGATAGAGTCTAGTTGTGAAATTACCCAAGTTAATGTCATATTATTTATTTTCTAAAGTTTTTACTTTATCATTAAGTTCTTGAATAGATTTTACAAGCATAGGAATTAAAACAGAAGTCTTAATAGATTTGTAAGTTTCTCCATCTTCGCCTCTTTCCGTTGATACATCCACCATATTAGGGAAAACTTCTTCAAATTCTTGAGCAATAAAACCTATTTGCTTTGTAGATTCTCCCTTTAAATTAAAGTTTCTTACTTTAAGTTTTGCAATATCTCCTAATTTAGGTGTAGCATCTACGATGTTTTCCTTGAATTTAATGTCTGAAATGGTACCATAAGAGCCAGTTCTATTAATTACTGAACCATTAGACCAAACGATAAATTTACTATTGGTAGAATCAGAAAAATAAGCGAACTCGTAGTTTGTAGAATTTGGAGAATAACCTGAATAATTAAGATATATTCCATATGCATTAGATGCAGAATTATACATAGTTAATGAATAATCTGAATCATTAGCCCTAGTAATTATTTTTCCAGAACTAGAAATTCGCATACGTTCGGTAGAATTAGTTTTAAAAATTATACCTCCAGCTGAATATGCTGATGTATTTGTAAAATTAAAAGTATCATCTCCTTGGTCAAATACAATTTTTCCTTGAACAGATGTTGAAGCGTAACTCTGAAAATCTATACCATTTGTCGCAGCATTATTATTTTTAATTGTTAAGATATTACTTGGCGCAGTCGTTCCGATTCCTACATTCCCCCCGCTAGTAATCCTCATACGTTCGGAACCTACTGTAGCAAAAGCTAATTGAGCACTAGCTGGTGATGAATCAATGTATGAAACACCGCCCCCTTGATAAAAATCAAGTCTGTTATTTGCATCTCTCTGTACACGCAATGCAACAGCACCAGCTACATAACCAACATCTAATCTTGCACTTGGAGATGTAGTTCCTATTCCTACATTTCCAGTAGAATAATCAATTCTAATATTAGAAGTAGCAGTATTATGATTGTAAATCTCTAAATCCGTATTTGTCCCAGTTGCACCGCTTCCTATATACCAATTATTTGTGCCAGCAGTTCTAAATCTTAATCCATTACTGTTACTAGATGCACCTCTATTGATTGCCATACTAACAGAACCGCTACCATTACCTGCAATAATATCGCCATTAGCAGTAACACTACCTGCAAAAGTAGTCGAACCTCCCTGATTTAAAATAATATGATTTATGCCATCCGTATTATTTCTAATAATTAAATCGCCCTGATTGCCTCCGATTAAATCGCCTCTATTAGTTAAGAATCTCCATTCTTTAGATGACTCAATAGAAAGGAAAGTATTATTTCCGTTTGCCCCTGAGCTAATAATTTTTAAGCCAACGGTTGAAGAGCTAACTAGCTCTAATTTACTAGAAGCATCTGAAGCTGAAGTTGCACCGACTAGCAATACACTGCCCGTGTCATAGAGTAGGCTATTGCCTATTGTAGTAGTTCCTGTAAATTTAGGTAGATAGCTACTTGTTCCCGTTCCAGTGACTGGGTTAGTTAAAGCGTTTTGCTTGCTGTTAAATGTATTCCAATCCGTAGAACTTAAAGCTCCAGTAGTGCTTGTAGATGCTAAACCTAAAGATAAAACCTGAGTGCTTAAAGAAAGACCGTTTGCAGTTCCAATTGTAACGGCATTGTGTAGGTCGCTAGTTAAGGCTAGAGTTCCATTACCAGTAGGCAAAGTATAATTATTTCCTCCGCCTGAATTATAAATAAATTGAGCTTGTTTTGTGCCAGCTCCGTTTATAAAAATAAAATTATCAGCAGTACCTCCGATTTGAGTATAACCAGGAATATTATTAAATCCGCCTGATTCGTTAAACTTTAATAAGTTTGCTAAAACGGAAGTCGTAAAAGTCTTAGTACCCGATATAGATTCGTTCCCAGTTGTATGAACTACGTTTGCATCGTTTGCAGGGGTATAACC